GTAGGCGATATCCGCTGTCAAATACTTTATCTCTTTAGAGACATCGAATGGTGGAACAAAGGCTAAAGTGGCCTCTTGGTAATCGATAAGATCATCTGGTGTTGACTCATAGTCCCAATTCCCCTTCAGTAAGCGTTCTTTTTCCCTTAATGGTAAGGTAGCCAGGGAGTCGATATAGGCTTGAGGTAGATAAGGATTATCTGTAGCCAAGGCAGGAATAAATCTTCTCCATTGAGGTAGTTCTCCCAATCTCCAAGGATCGAAGAATTCTCGGTATACCCAGTTCTTGGCAGGGTTAGTAGTACTAATTAGCATTGGTTTTATTCCAAACTCTTCATTCTTCCATCGGCCTACCCTTGATTTAAGAATAGAATAACCTTTCTCATCTGTCTCTGCTAACTCATCAATGCATGCGAATGTGAGCAAGAGTCCGCCTAAACGGGTATATAGAGGGTCACCTGGACGGGAACTCAACTCAATGAAAACTATTTCAGAACCATTATCAAATTTAACGTGACCGTCCATCGTATTTATTCTTACTTTGCCTTTACATTTTAAATAATCTATTACCTCCATTAGGGAGACTAGGGTGGTCTTCTTTAAGATCGTCAATTGATTTCTGCCTAGGCCTACTCGGATACCTGGATGTTGTAGACATTTAAGTACCATTAGGAGACAAATAGCAAATGACTTGCCTCCGCCAGCTGACCCGCCATAAAGTATCTCATTAGTGGTGGTGTCTCCTACTAACTGAAATAACTCGTGTTGTTTTAAGGTAGGACGAATATCAATCTGCATTTGGGACAATGTAATTTATGGTTAAACTATTATCCTGAGTTAACTGTACTCCTGGAGAATACATCCCGTGAATTCTGGCCAACATGTCAAGTGCTTTTAAGAGTACCATAGTATTTCCTTCAACCTTTGCATTAAGGATGATCTCGTACAACTCAGTCTCGATGCGATTACGGGCTGGCTCATTTGTTAAGTTAATAGCATGGCTTACTCTTTCGATCGCCTCGATAATTAAGGGATTATCAAGTAGCTGGCCAGCAGAAACCCTTGCAGATTTCGGAGAGTAGCCTGATTTAATAGCTGCTTTGGTACCATCACCTGATCTTACGTAGTTCTCGACAAAACGTAATTGCTTAATCGTTAGTCGGTTATTTGGGAATATAGTCGGCAAGATAGATGGTACCTCATTCTCTGCCTGAATTAGGGACTTAATCTCGTCATTTATAGATTTACTCATTGTTATCAGGATTAAATTTGCAGAGGTCACCGTGAAAACGCTTGTAATACTTACGCATGGTCTCTTTGCCACAGTGTTCGCATACCATTACGTCAGTTGGGGTCTCTTGAGCCTCTAATGCCTGCATGTCATTCTCGTCGATATCCCATATTAGGTCGATCTTCCTGTTTAATTCGTACCAGTTCTGTACACGGCGGACCAATTTACGGACGGCATCCGAACAGGTAGTACAGATATTAATGGTAGGATCGATATTCTCCCTAGCAAATTCCACTAGGGCTTTCACGTCCTTACTTGAAATATGGGAGAGGCCATTGAGACTCTCTAATAATCTGTGCTGTGATTCGGTCAATTCTTTCATACAAGATATTTTGTTATAATATAAAATTTTTAATTTTTTGTTTCAAAGTCGGATTTTTGGAGTAAAAAAGTCCGTATAAATATCTAATATTGAATATATTAGGGCGACGGTGGCTGGTATTGCTGCCCATTCTAAGTAGGGTTGAGGTACCAAGAGTAAAGGTAGTGCTAGCCAGAAGGCGGTACATTTTCTACATAGCCATTTTTCGGGTAGGATTAAGTACAACCAAGACTGGAGTACCCATACGATTGGTATTATTAAGATTAACTTGATTATCATTGTTCTTCTGTTTTAATTAAGGAGTTCTTTAATCTATTATGTAGCGCATCTGCTGATTTAACTACCTCTTCTGCTATTAAGTCTAGATAAGGTTTGGTCATTTCTGGACTAATATTAACTTTAAAGCTTTCGAACTTACCATTAGTAAAGGTGATCTTACCTTCGTATCTGTCTTCTGTCTTTTGAAAAGAGTATCCAGGTTTAAACTCAATCTTAAGTTCTGATAATTTCCAGTTGTTGTCTTCTTGTTGTTCCATATTATTTATTTATTAAAGTTATTACTATTATTGCTCCGGCGACATAACCAAATGCTAAAGCTAATGCCATCTTTATTCTTTCACTCCATTCCTTACTCTCTACCATGTAACCTGCGAATGGTAAACCTAAGAAAGGTCCGACAAAAGCAAATACGATCATTCCTAAAGGATTCTTTTGGGTTATGAAATGAACATAGAAAGTAGAACATATTTCTATTATCAAGGCACTTAAGAATATTATTGGATATCTCATGGTTTAGGTTTTAATTTGCAATTATCGTTGTGATACCTCGCTAAATTGCTCTTAGACATGGTAACTCCGCAATGTTTACAAGTTCCAGTAGTTTTAGGGACTCCACTATATGCCTTACTTCGATTAGGATTTACAACCCGATTAGGATCGAGTGGGGTCTTCTGGCAATTTGGGCCGTGGCCGTAAGTATCGAACATTCCAAACAGGAGTTCACGTTTACATTTTGGACACTGTCTTCTAGGCAGTAGAGCTTTAGTTGCCTTCATTTTTTCAATACTCTTCGGATCGTACTTTGGCGGAGTTCTTTTCTTATCTGTTTTCCATTGACCTTGCTTACTAGTATTAGTCCATGTAGGATTGAGATGCTTTCTGAGTAACTTCAGGGTCCCTCTGAGTGAACGAATTACGTAAGATAAAGGTAATTCCATTTTAAAGGCAATAAAGATTTTAGAGTGTTCTTCTCTCCAGTACTTGAAAAATATATCAATATCCCTTTGAAGTATTCCATTATCTAGAAAAATAACCAGACATTCTGCAAATAGATCAGGCTCCTCACGATATGAGTAAAGGTCCATATCTGGTATAGATTTATCCAAGTTTCTGGCCCAGAGAGGATTTTTGTCTACTTGTAAACGCCAGGTTCGATGCAAATTGGCCATCTTATAAACAGACAACTCAATATGTTCGGGTCCATCTTCAATAGTTAAGAGGGTACGAGTATAATTCTTAAGTAGAGAGTAAGAAATTTCCTGCATAATCTCCACCCTATTCTTTTTACCTCTTAGTATTTGCATACAATGGCGACGAATGGGATTGTCAGGGTCCCACAAGTCTTGAACAAAACTATGTACTGGGTCTTTTGTCATCCTATTTGTAATTTTATCTTGTTAATTGATGATTGAATTGATCGGCAGACAGTCGAAGGGGACCATCCGTACTCTATTTGGATATCTCGGTAGGTGAGACCATCTCGATAAACTAATCTAAATATGCTAGCATCTCTAAATGAAACGTTACATTGCAATAATTGATCTTCTATCTCTTCGAAATAATCTGTTGTCTCATTGGTTATCTCTAATCCTTCTACCTGATCAGCCCATTTTGAGATTGAGGTCTCTCCGGCTAGAATTTGTTTTAAATTGCTCTTCGTTGCCCAGAAGTAAATGCTTCTGGCAAAGTATCCTTGGATCGAACCGGTCTCGATTATAGCATTCATCTTGTCTCTGTCTTTAAGAAATGATATTGCAAGTTCTGATATAACTAGGGGTACATCTGAGGGACGGAAGTAGCGAACGATTAGGTTATTATAAAAGGTATTGGGTTGTGCAAACTGGGTAACTATGTCGTCTATTGTCAAATCTGATTATTATTTTCATGACTAATATATTATATCAATAAATAGTCTATAGGTTTATTTATTCGCTAAAGTCGGTAAAAAATGAAATTTGGTGAAAATATTTTGCAAAAAGAAAGGGGCCTTACTTAAGGGCCCCTGTTGTCGCATGATACGACTACCACTCGGAATGGTAATAGATTATACATTTTATAATAAAATAGTTTTAATCGATACTTTATTTTTAGTATATTAGTAAAAATAACCAAAACCTTTAATTGATTATTTAGTATAAAATATTACTTAGCAGACTCTTTTTAACGGTCTGCAACACTCGGAACCCATCAGTGCGGGAGTACAATGATGGAAATTTTAATACAAACACTCGGATATTCAACTTTTTATTACAATCTTGACAGAAGCTCAAGTATAAATCGTCTCTAGAAGACAAAAGGATTAATGGCTTTATTTACTAGCATTAACTAAGCAGGTAGCTAGTAAGTAATAAAACGCATAGTGGAAGTAAACTAACGAGGACTTTCTTTACCATTAATACTACTGATGCGGCGACGCTGAAGACAAATCAATGTGGGAGTAAATACTTTAAAGTAATATTATAGTATACCTGCATAGATAATACCCTCGTTGTCATTAAACTAAGAATGATATGAAAAAATTTAAAGTTACCAAAAGAAAACCTAAAGTTTCTCAATCTTCAAAAGAACACCTTAAACAGAAATCTTTAATTGATAAAAAGATTAAGTATGGAGATGCGTTTACAGGAGAAGACATTAACTTTATTACTAATTGGAATTTAGCTCATCCTACTAATCGTATTGATATTTCAATAACTAGGAAAATAGTTAAGAAAGATCCACCTGTTCCTAAGACGTTAATACAAAAGATTAGTGATTTAACTCAACACTTTAATAGTTTATCTAGAGAACAAATAGCTATACTTGAATTAAGTATTAAATCAAAGATTAAAAAGCAAGAGGATTATTCTAAATTTGATTTTGCTTTTATTAAATGGAAAGGCGATGAGTACATCTTAAAACTTGCTCAATTAAAAATAAGTACATGGCGTGAATTAGAACCTTTCGAAAGAAAAGTATATACTCAATGGAAGAAAGAAAACAAAGAGAGACGTGCTAAGAAAAAACAATTACGTAAAAATACCAAACTTGATGCAACTACATTTGAAAAACATATCATACCTATGTTGATTAAAAAGTTTGGTCAACATAACATTAGACAAAGTACATTAGGATTTCTTGAAATTAAAAAAGACGAGAGAATATTCAGATATTATCAAAATAAGAGTGAATGCGAAATAAATAAACAAGTGGTACCAATGCCGCTCGATAAATTTTGCAATATTTTTTTAAAAGAATTTTATAATTAATCAAAACTTTAGTATATTAATCTTACACAAATAAATAATAAATAAACAATGATGAAAAAATCAATTTTACAAGAAGCGCATGAAATCGTCAATGAACGAAGCGAAGAAAAAACAAGAGAGTACGGAGATTTTAGTGAGAGTATGGAACGCGCTGCCAGAATAGCAAGCGCAATGGGTACTACACAATTCACCGCAGTCGATCTATTTAACGTCATGATTGCAATGAAACTGAGTAGACAATCTAATAAATACAAGCGCGATAATTTATTAGATGCAGCAGCTTATATTCAAGGACTAGATAACTACCACAATCAAATGGGTACGGCAGTTGAAGTAAAAGCTGAAACACCTATTCCTGTACTCGCAAAAGACGATAAACAATTACAAGATTATCTTAAAGGAGATGATTGGGCATACGAACCTGAAGAAGCATAATATGAAAAAGGTAGCATTAACATCAATCTTCGCCAATCTGACCTATAACAAT